CTATGTGGACACAGTGAGGGCAGGGGATACGCGGCACATGGGGGAGACGGCCACGGGGGAGTATCAGCCAGACTCATATGGGGGTACACCAGTGCTACCCGGGACGCATGAGGCATGTGTGGTGTTCAATGCACCCTATGCCGCCATACAGCATGAGCAGTGGCCCAAGAAGACACAACCGGGAGCTGAGAGGTACTTTATGTCAGAAAAGCTATATGGTAATGGGGCTAAGTATATTGCCCTCATAGTTGAGGCTGTAAGATTATGATAAAGGAATTATGCAATTACATTGCCGCTGGGACGGCATTCACCGTCGGGACTGATTTGTTTGCAGTCAGTGCAGACCCCGACGACTTAGACACGTGTATAGTCATTGCGGAACCTGCGCCGGGTCTGGCACACGGGTTGCTCACTGACTTGCGCTTCATACCCCTCACTGTCTATGCGAGGGCGACAACGCGGTTCACAGCACGGGATAATACCTATACCGTGTTCGATCTTCTGCACGGCGTACAACAGGTGAGTCTGACGGCCATTGGTAGCGGGCCGGTGTATGTATGTAATTTTGAGTGCAGAACGCCATATTTTACGGGAGTGGATGAAACAGGCAGGCGGTATGTGTACGCCATGCCCATGGATGTAAGAGTAACAAATATGCTGTGAAAGGAGTAGCAATATGAGTGCAGGGAATATGGGGCCAACAAGGGATTTAGGGCCTGCAATCGCCGCATGGGGTGGTACAACCATTGCGGAAATCTTTGAAGAAGTGAGACTCACGCTGACAGGAGCCGATCCCGGTGTCGTTACGGAGGCTCTGCATGGAGCCACGCCGGTGGACCATGCGGTGCTGGGGTATTCAGAGTGCAGCGTGACCATACCGGCCACCAGGATTGCACTGGCTACACTGGCAGCACTGTTGCCCGGTGGTACGGTGTCAGGGACGACAGGAGTGGTGATTAAGCCACTGTATTCCGTGGGGCTGTCCATGTATGATAATGGGCTGCCGCTGTTCATCAAACCCATTGTAGCAGGCGTGGCAGCAGCCAACGGGTCGTGGATGAGGCTGGAACGTACCTACCCCACCCCCAACTTCGACGTGGTGTTCAATCTTACGGATCAGCGGGTATATGGGCTGACCTTCATGGCGCATCCGAATGCTACCAGTGAAGTACTGTGGTCAGCAGGCGAGGTGAATGCCGCAACAACGTATGCATAACCTGGAAAGGGGATATAATGCCCAGCATCAACATTGACGAACTTTGTGAGCCTATCGAGGTTACGGTGGGTGGGAAGACGTACACGGTGGAGGATATATCGCGGGAAACGGCGAAGAAAATGGAGACACTGGGGACAGCCTCCAAGGAAGCCAATGACCTCGACCCGCTGGTGGATGTGATGTCGGAGGTACTGGGAGCAGACCCGGCAGACATAGCCAAACTCGGCATGCGCCACCTGCTCATGCTCGTGACACACGTCATGGATACCGTCAATGAGGAAATCGCAGGAAAAAACGTCCCAGAGGTCGCAGTAGCGAAATAGCAGACGTTGCTGCGGCCTTCCCGGGGCTGTTTACCTGTCAGGAACTGGTGGGAATGGGTATGAGGCAGAAGGCGTACTGGTTGAAGCAGGCATACGCGATACGGAGGCAAATGATCAGTCTGATAGCACATGCCGTGTGTATGGGGATGGCGGATGGGAAGGACAGGCAGAAGGCATTGGATGAGTTGGAATTGACGGAGACAACAGAGGTGAGTAAGCAGAAGGATTCACAGGCTACATGGGATATGCTGTACTTTATGAAAGCAGGCAAGAGTGTTTAATGCCGGAGCAGCAGTTGGGTATCTGAAGCTGAATACGACGGGGTGGAAAGCGGGGACGCGCAGTGCTACGGCGTCGCTGACGGCGTTGTCACGGACTGCCCAGAGGTTTGGGATGGTGACTACGGCTTCCCTGTTGCTGATTGAGAGGGAGTTTGGCAAGTTTGACAAGGCCATCCGCCACGCCACATCAGTCAGTGAGACTACGGAAGCCCAGTTCAGGCAGATGTCGGAGATGGCGCTGGATGCGTCGGTGAAATGGAATAGGGCTGCCGCTGATACCGCCACCGCATTCTACTATCTGGGTAGTGCCGGGCTTACGGTGACTGAACAGATGCAGGCATTCAATGACACCATCATGCTCTCGCGGGCAATGGGGAGCGAATTGGCGTCCACCGTTGAGGGCATGGTGGATATTGTCAGGGCGTTTGGTCTGGAATTTGCCAATAGTCGGGAGATTGCGGACCAATTAACCAAGACGGTGATCAGCAGTAATCAGCATTTCCATGATCTGGATAGGGCATTGGCGTATGCGTCGTCTACAGCCAGGATGACCAATAATACGCTTGCTGAGACGGCGGCGATGTTGGGGACTATGGCCAACGCTGGCATAAAAGGATCGATGGCAGGCACCGTGTTGCGGCGCGCCATGACCAACCTGATGTCGCCTACAGGGGCCATGTCGGGGCTTATGTATGACCTGGGGTTGCAGGTGTATGATACGCAAGGGAGGATGAAGCCCTTCATCAACATCATGGGGGACATAAGTGACCGCATAAGGAATACAACAGAGGAATACAAGAACATGGTGTTTGAGGTACTGTTTGGTAGGAGGGCTATTGCCGGGCAGATACAGTTGTTTAATTATGGGTCGGGTGCGCTGAGGAAGTATGCCAATGAGATACGGGATGCCGGTGGGACTACGCAGAGAGTTGCTGATAAGCAGATGAAGGCGTTTACCGAGGTGTTGGGGCAAGTGTGGCAGCAGATGCGCCGCATAAGCATCATGGTGGGCGGTACACTGGCGCCAGCTATAGAGAGGATAGCAAAGCACATAGGGGACAACCTGAAGATGTTGGAAGGGTATATTGATGCTAACTCTGATGCCATAAGGGAGACGCTGAAGTGGGTAGGGACATTGGGAGCGGCACTAGCTATAGGGACACCACTGTTGTTGCTTGTAGTCAGCCTTACCAACCAGTTTGTGCAGTTGGCACTGGCCATTGGTACGGTTGGAATTGCATTAGCCACTAACCCCCTCACATTGCTGGCATTAGCCCTCTACACGCTCCGTGTTTCACTAAATACCGATTTCTGGAAGCAGGCATGGAATAATAAAATAAAACCATTCCTTGATGTGTTGGGGGAAGGGTTCACACAAACAATAACACAGATTATGTGGGAATTCTCGCTCATACCCGATGCTATTGAGAAGTCATTCACAGGGCAAACAGTAAAAAACAGCGCAAGTTATCTGATGAAGGCATTACAGCAAATAGGGATTATGGACCGTATAGCTGCCCAGGAACAGCTTGGTATATTCAACCCAGATGCAGTTAAGGGTAAGCTAACAAAATTACGAGCGGAGTATTCTAAACTTCAGGAAGAAATGCGTGAATTACTGTTTGGTAAAAGTGATGAAGAAGGGGGTGTGGGTGCATTCCACAACGTGCTGTTTGGCAGTAAGGAAGAACGTAATGCTTCCTACCAGAAGTATAAAAATGAGTTGGCAATGGTTGGTAAGGAATTGCTATACCAAGGCAAAGAGATTACAGTAAATATTAGTGCTGCATTCAAGGAAACTCTGGAACAGGACTTCCAAGCATTGAAAGACACGCTCAGGAATCTGGTAGAATCATCACCGGCACTTGCAAACTTTATAGGCAAAGCTGAGGAAGCACTGGACAACATCAGGAAACTGGTGGAGGCAGTAGGACGAGAGCCAGACCCATTCTGGCGCAAAATGTCGGAGGATATTGAGGAATTCAACATAAAATTGACAGAAGCGTCCAAACGGTGGAAAGAGGCAACCCTTCTTACGGGAGGGGGAGCCATAAAGAGTTCAGGTAGGCTGGCTGATGCATGGAGGAATGCGGCCAGGGAGCTGTTTAATCCCACTGAGGGGGAAGTGAAGGGGTGGCAGTCCACGTTTGCTGATACAATGGGAAGTATACGGTCAGCATGGTCAGATACCATGTACAATATGATGACTACGGGTGGGAGTCTGTGGGACTTTCTGGATAACATGTTCAAGGGCATTCTGAATTCCTTCAGCCGCATGATAGCAGACATAGCAGCCAATGAGCTGCTATTTACACTCACTGGATATAGTTTTATGAAGCCCGGTACGCCAAGATTTGCACACCTGTTTGGGGGGTCTACTGGTGGGTATAGTAGTGGTATGCCGACGCCCAGAATGGACTTACCAGGGTTAAGTCCGTATGGGCCTGACTCTACACCAGCCTATGAAGGCGGTCTGTCCATGCGTAAGGCAATCCCAGTCACAATCAATGTAGAGAACACAGGGACGCCCATGAATATGCGTGAGAGCAGCAGACACTTTGACGGCAAGCAATGGGTAATCAACACGGTGTTGGAAGCGTACAATACCGATCCCAATGTGCGCTCGGCTATGGGGGGATAAGAGATGGCATTTCCAACTATATACAGACGTGGGACATTGGTGCAGCAGCCAGTGGTGGGGGATATGAAAAGCACCATGGCCCATAACCCCGCAGTGAGAAGTGCATCGGACGGTGGGTATGTGACATCAAGGGCACGGTTTACTCGTATATCACGGCGGTGGACGATACGATATGAGTGGATGTCAGCAACTAATAAGAATACAATATTGGCCTATGAGGATGCCGTGTATGCTGGGTCCAACAGCTTTTCGTGGTACAATCCAGTGGACAGTACATGGTATACAGTAAGGTTTATGGGGCCAGTCATATACACCCCCCATGCCCATACTAACTGGTTGTGGTGGACAGTGGAGTTCGAGCTGGAGGAAGTATGAATGCTGCCTATACCGAAGAGCAGTACAAGCTGGCATCCCCACATGCATGGATATGGCTTCTGGAAGTGGCAGTGGCGGGGGAAGATACACTGCGGTATACCAATAACAATTCCAACATCGCGTGGTATGGTAACACATACACTCGCATGCCCTTCACCGTAGATGACCTCAGTATAGCCAACAGTGGTAAGTTCCCCGAATACAGACTCACAATAGGCGACACAGGACTCAGCAGTACGCTGCGTGAGCTTGTGTGGGATACAGGTGGGTGCGTGGATGGGACTGTGAGGCTCATGGTGGTGCATTCTGACCACTTGGCAGTCACTACGCCAGCGGTGGACGAGGTGGCTGAGATACTGGGCTGTGATGTCACGTTGAACGCTGTGACGTTTGTGCTGGGGATACC